AATAGAGCTGGATAGAAAGAAAATTGATATTTGCCGGGCAAGAAAGAAAATGAGTGTGGCAGATTTGGCGGCAGCCTATGGTGTAAGTCGTTCGAGAATGCATGTTATTCTTAATAGTAGAACGGTAACGCCGGTATGCGCTGGACGTTTAGCGGAGGCTCTTGGCGTTGATGTAACTGAAATTATTTAATTTGGAAGAGGATTAGGAAATATTTTTACAGTTTGTTTGATAAGGAGTTAAGGAGGATAGGGAAGTGAAGTTTAGTGATGGAATACCAAAAAGAAGTGCCATTGCGGAAAATATTACAAATGAGTATAAGACAAAAACATGTTCCGAATGTGTTCGATTTGAAAAAAGAACACATAGAAAAAGCGGCTATCATTGTTGCATGAAAGATTTTGATATTGATGTATTTCCAGAAGATAACGCTTGTGAAGAATTTTGGAGCAAGGAGCGGCAAGCGGAACTTGAAAGATTACACGAGCAGGACACCGAAAATAGACGTAAGGAATTATGGGCGGTATACGCAGAAAAAGAACCTGTAAAACTTCCTATCGTCTTTGATGGATATGGGAATATTCCCATGTGTCCTATATGCGGAGAAATGCCATATAGTACAGAACAATGCCATTGGTGCGGACAGAGGTTTATAAGAGATGAACAAGTAGAGCAATACGATAAACCAATGACAGAAAATAGTAAGCGTATTCGCTGTGGAGAAGATGTAGTTGTGTACATATCAAAATATAACGGACATAAGAGTTTTAGATGTAGTAAATGTGGTTGTGTAGTGATGGAATAATTTGGTACAACTTCCCCCTAAATCTCCTGTACAATAGAATTGGGAGATTTAGGGGGATTGTGGAGGGAAAGGGAAATATGGATAAGCTAACTCCAAAGCAGAAAGCATTTGCGGACAATTACATAGAAAATGGCGGAAATGCTACTGCGGCGGCTGTTAGTGCAGGATATTCTAAAAGAAGCGCGCAGCAAATGGGAGCTGAAAACCTGTTAAAACCTGTTATTTTGGGGTACATAGCAGAACGCCAAAAGGAATATGATTCTGAAAAGATAGCCACATTGCAGGAAGTTCAAGAAATTAGGACATCAATAGCGAGAAATAAAGAATCGGACGATTTTGCAAGGCTAAAGGCGACAGATTCCCTTGAAAAAGCACTCCGCATAAAGGAAGAGCAGGAAGAAAAACAGAAAGCGGCAGAAGAAGCACTGCGGAACAAGACCTATCACATGGACTTGGACAATATCCCAGACGCTTTCCACGCCGCTATCCGTGCAATCAGGAACAGGGCGTATTTGGAATATATATTCAAGGGTGGCAGAGGTTCTACGAAATCCTCTACCGTCGGTATGGTGATTGTGGAGCTGCTCAAAAACAACCACGACATACACGCCCTTGTCTGCCGTAAGGTTGCTAATACCATCAAGGATTCTGTGTATAACAAAATCAAATGGGCGATAGGAAAGCAGGAATTTGAGGAAGAATTTACTTCCACAAAATCACCATATGAAATCACACTGAAAGCCACGAGGCAGAAGATATATTTCAGAGGAGCAGACGACCCGGACAAGATTAAGTCTATCAACCCGGAATTTGGCTATATCGGTATCCTGTGGTATGAGGAATTAGACCAATTTGCTGGGGATTCAGAGGTTAGAAAGATAGAGCAGTCCGCTATCCGCGGTGGTGAATTGGCGTGGATATTCAAGAGTTTCAATCCGCCAAAGACCGCCAACAACTGGGCGAATGAGTATGTGACAGAGGTGGGGGAAAATACCCTTGTGCATAGTTCCACATACTTAGACGTTCCCAGTGAGTGGTTAGGACAGCCGTTTATCGAAAAAGCGGAGCATTTGAAAGAAATTAATCCAGAAGCCTATGAACATGAGTATGGTGGCGTTGCGAATGGTAACGGCGGTATGGTGTTTGAGTATCTTCGGTTTGAGACTATAACAGACGAGCAGATAAAGACCTTTGACAGAATCTATCAGGGTGTTGACTGGGGTTGGTTCCCGGACGCATACGCATTCATCCGGGCATATTACGACCGGACGAACGAAACCATATATTTCATTGATGAGAATTACGTCCATAAGACCAGCAACGAGGAAACGGCGAACTGGATAAAAGAGCATGGGTACAATGATTATCCTATCATCTGCGACAGCAACGAGAATAAGTCCGTCACAGACTACCGAGACAGAGGACTTCCGGCAAGGGCAGCGGTAAAAGGCCCCGGAAGCGTGGAATATGGTTTTAAGTGGTTACAACGCCGGACGTTGGTTATTGATAGGCGCCGCACACCGAATGTCTATGAGGAATTTAAGAACTATGAGTACGACCGGGATAAGGACGGAAATATCATAAGCGGCTACCCGGAAGGGCAGGACGACCACGCAATAGCGGCTACGAGGTACGCATTTGAGCCGTTGTTTAACAAGAGGGGGAATAGTGCATAATGGAAAGAAAATATTTTATTTTTAGATGTAAATGCTGTGGAGTGACATTTTATAAAAGCGCGTCAGAATGTACGGGGTTTAAAAGTGCGGCGTTAAATGAGCCTATTGCTCAAAACATAAAGCCGATTCATGTTTGCGATAAATCAACTTCACTTCTTGGAATTGGAGAGTTGATAGGGGCAACGGATTACGGGTACACAGGTGATTAGCATGGGAATCATTCAAACAATAAAAAGGTGGTGGGACAGTTTGTGGCAGAAAGAAGCGCAGGACAAATTTGGGGTTGAGACAATCGAAAGCGACGTGATGAAAGCGGCACTCAACGATTGGGTGAATATCTACCAGGGGAAACCGGACTGGACGCTGCCGGACGATAAAGGGAATGTTGATATAGAATCTTTTAACTTTGCAAAAAAGCTGTGCAACGAAACCGCAAGGCTTACCACGCTGGCACTTGGAATCACGGTAGAGGGTTCGGCAAGGGCGGATTGGATTAACGGCTTCATGGAATCCTATATTGCCCGGATGAAGAACGAGGAATGCGAGAAAGCATGTGCGTTTGGGTATATCATCTTAAAGCCAAACGGAACGGGAATTGACTATGTTATGCCCTGGGATTTCTGCCCGACACATGCCACGGATGACAAAGTTGACGGTGGAATCTTTTTTGATCATTACCACGAAGCAGGGGATAAGTGGTATTATACCCGGTTGGAGTGGCAGCGATTTGAAGACGTGTCGGAAGATGTTCGGATTTTCCGAATAACTAACAAGACATATAAGGCAACCGGAACGAATGGCATCGGGCAGGAGTGCAATATCAAAGAAACGGTATGGGCGAACCTGCAGGAAGATGTTGCTTATGAGAATATTGAACAGCCACTTTTTTCCATCTTCAAGATGCCGCTGTCTAATAATATCGACATGAGTAGTCCGCTTGGCGTTTCTATATTCTCTAATGCGCAGAAGGAATTAAAGAGCCTTGATATTGCATGGACGAGACTGGAAGATGAAATATTTGATAGCCAGAAGATGGCCTTTTTGGGGGATATGCTGATTGAGGAAGACGGGAAGCCAGTCAGAGGACGTATTGCTCCAGGTGGCGCCGTGGACAAGACTGGGAAAGCATTGCCCCGATGGGCGCGTATCTTGCCCGGCAGCACAACGGGGGACGAATACCACGAAGTAAATCCGGCATTGCAGACAGCGGACAGATTGAGCGGCATAGACCATTTTCTGAATCTTGTGGGCGTGAAATGTGGGTACAGCACCGGGCAGTTTGTATTGAATGGCCGGACAGGGCATGTAACAGCCACGCAGGTAGAGGCAGACGACAGGGAGACCATACAGTACATAAAGCAGATTAGAGACAGCTTCCAGTCTGCTACGGACAGACTTATTTATGCGCTGGATAAATATGCAGATATATACAGACTTGCGCCGGTTGGTGTGTACGAGGTCAATTATGACTTTGGTGACATTACTTACAATTGGGAGGAAGACCGGGCGCGGCACTGGCAGTATGTGACACTAGGAAAATATCCTCTTTGGATGTACTATATGAACTTTGAAGGAATGGGAGAAGAGGAAGCAAAAGCAGTATCCGCAGAAGCCAAGAGCGAGAATGAGCCGAAGGAAGGATTGTTTGGGGAGGAATAGGGAATGGTAATTATTTTAGATGAAAAAGATAAGTCGAAAATAGAATCCAAAGGAATGACGGTTATAGAAGCCAAGAGGATTCTCTATAAGGCTGTAAAGGTATTTCGGCCCATATTTGATAGATTGTGGGATATTTGCAAAAATATGGACAAAGAGCAGATAGAAAAGCTATTAAAAGAACAAGAGGAATCGTCATAATGAGAATCAGACAGCACATAGGGAATGTTGAAAGGGTGTGAAAGCGTGGCAATCGGAAAGAACTATTTCAGAAATTTATTCAAAAAACTGAATATCAACGTCAATGAGGGTGGCGTGTCTGTAAATATCAACATGACACGCTTTGGAATCAAGCTGGATAAAGCGCAGGACGCACTTGACAACGAATTTCTTACCAGAATGCTTCAGCACGTCCCTGGGGAAGATGGAGGGGCATTAAGGGCAGATATTAAGGCTTTTAACGAAACAAACGGAGAAAGAGGCGCTATATATGCCTATAACCCGAACGGCGTACCATATGGGCATTATCAGCATACAGGCATCATGTACG